CGCCTGTATGCGGCGAGCCGGGCGGGCAAATTGTTTCTCATGGAGGATCTGGAGCGGGGCGACGATCCGCCGGACAGCACGTTGCGCGAGGAATTTTTCACCGCCGTGACCGGCCGCATCCGCACGCGCCGGTATGGTTTTGGCAGCATGCACACGAAACGGTTCGTCCGCTCCATGGCCGATGTGGTCTTACCAGATACCGGCTCCATCACCGTGAAAGCCTACATGGTCAATCCAGATGCCGAGATCACGCTGGTGCCGGGACAAACCAACACCTCGGGGCTGGCCGAAGACTATACTCTGAAGCAACCGATCAGGCAGAAAGCGCACTACGCCGAACTAGAATTTCTCACCACGGCCAACCGGCCGGAAATCCGCAATGTCTCGATTGAAGCAACCGTTGAAGGTTCGCCGCAGACCGAGACCAGAAACGTCGCTTAAACATTATGGCTCAACTTACAAAAGGACAAATCTTCGCCGGTGCCGAGACGGTCACGGCGACCAAGCTCAACAATCTCGTCGATAACGCGACCATCGCCAATATCGTCAATGCTGACATCTCAGCCTCGGCGGCCATCGCCCTAAGCAAACTGGCGACCGGCGCCCTGCCGACCGGCATCACAGTTGCCTCGGCTAATCTGGTAGACGGCACCATCGTAGACGCTGACGTGTCCGCCTCGGCCGAAATCGCCGTGAGCAAGCTAGCCGATGGCGCGGCGCGGCAGCTCTTGCAGACGGACGCAGCCGGAACCGGAGTAGAATGGACGGACAATGCGGACCTCCCCGGCACGCTGGATGTGACAGGGGCAGCCGTGCTTGACAGCACCTTAACGGTGGCAGGCGCCGCCACATTCAACGGCAACGTGACCATGGGTGATGCCGACAACATCATCTTAAACACGACAACCGGCACCAAGATCGGCACGGCGGTGGGGCAAAAGATTGGCTTTTGGAACGTGACACCGGTGGTGCAGCCGGCCGCAGCAGGACAAGCGGCAGCGGCAGCTCAAACACAGGACGCCGTTACCGACAGCACCGGAGGGACGGCCTCGACCACGCTGGCGGCTATCACGGCGGGCGCTGCCTATGCCCAAGCCGACCTAACCGCGATCAAAAATGCCATTGCCTCGCTGGCCTCGCAACTCGCCAAGATCCGCACGGACGTGGCCAACATTAAGACTTTGCAAGACGCCACGCGCACGGCGCTGGTCAATACGGGAATCATGAAGGGAGCAGCATAATATGGCGACAATCAACATCACACAGGGCTACTCATGGACCTCGGGCGAGGTGGTGACACCGGCCAAGATGAACTCGGCGGCGGCGCCGACCGCGGCCTTGGCGGCGGCATCTATCGTCAACGCCGACGTGTCGGCCACGGCGGCCATTGCAGGCAGCAAGATCACGCCGAACTTTGGTTCGCAGAATGTCGTGACAACCGGCGCCGGCGGCATTGGCACGGCCACGCCCGCAGCCTCGGCCCAGCTCGAAGTCGCCAGCACAACCAAGGGATTCCTGCCGCCGCGCCTGACCACGGCCGAGCGCGATGCCATTAGCTCCCCCGCCGCTGGACTTGTCCTTTACAATTCGACAACGAACAAACTCCAAGTCCGCACCAACACGGCATGGACCGATCTGCACTAATGCTGCCATGGCAAAAAGCAAAAGCATGGCAAGACGAGCACGACGCAACGACGGATTTCTGGACGCTGCTCGGCGAGCATCTGTCTTCGGGCCTTGTCTGGAACAGCTCCAAGACGTTCATGCTGGCCAGCGAAGCGCGGTGGAATGCGGAGGAGCAAGCCTTTGAAGACGGCGAGCCTAACTGCTGGTTCGTGCGCTTGGCTGCTTCTGCTGGGCACACAAATGCTGTGCGGGAGTTTCTGCGCGTGGCGCCACGTCCGCACCAATGGGTCGGCTGGTATCGCCGCCAACAATTTGAACCACGGATTTACCGGTGGGATAAACTAATGAAGAAAGTAGGAGGATAACATTATGGGTGGAGGAGGATCAAAAGCACCAGCACCGCCGCCGGCACCGCCGGCGCCGACGCCAATCGATTACGACCGGATGTATGCCGCGGCGACGCGGTCGGCCATCCAACAGATGCAGGAGCAGGAGCGTTCGCTCGAGCGTCTGTATCCGAAGATGACCGCCATGCAGCTCGGCACGGCGCGTCAGGTGGCCGGGGAGTTGGATAATCAATACCTCGCCCGGACCCGTGGCGTGATGGACCAGGAGCTGCAAGCGGCCAGCGCCCCCAGCGCCATCGAGGCGGAGATCCAGCGTCAGGCTCAAGAGGAGCTGATGCTCGGACGCTCCCTCTCGCCGGAGCAGGAGCGGGCGGCACAGCAATCCGCCCGCGGCGCCTTTGCCGCCCGCGGCCTCGGCACCAGCGCCGGATCGTCGGCCGCGGAGATCCTCAACCGGGATGCCATGTCGCAGCAGCGTCTCGACCAGCGGCGTCAATTCGCCCTCGGCGCCAACCAGCTCGACCTGGCCCGCCGCGGCCGCCGGATCACCCTGGCCGAAGGCTACGGCGCCCTCGACCCCTTCGCCCGCGGACTCAACCCGGCCTTCCAGCTGGGCTCCGCCACGATGGGACAAGGCACCAACATGGTCGGTGACACCTTCAATCGCAGCGTGCAGACGGCGGGAGGCATTGAGACGTTCAACCGCAATCTCCAGGGCAATATGTATAACTCCTGGCAGAACAACAATGCCGCGATCCAAGGCGCCAACATGCAAGCCGGCGCGACGCGCCAAGCAGGCACGATGAACATGATCGGCGGCATCGCAGGCGGGTTGCTCGGCGGCGCCGCCCTGGCCTTCTCGGACAAGCGGATGAAGAAGGACATCAAGCCGCTCGGCAAAGCCGGCAGCGTGCTTGGCCTGACCGCCTACGAATACCGCTACAAAGGCGATGACCAGAAGCGCGTCGGCTTTATGGCACAGGATGTCAAGAAGGTGCTGCCAGAGGCAGTGACCGAAGTGGAATACCAGGGCAAGAAACGGTTGGCCATTCGGCCAGCCGTGATCGGCGCCGCCCTCGCCGGAGAATTGATGACCGCCAAAGCGGCCTAACAACAAGGAGACAAGACTATGTTTAACTACGATCCCGGCGTGAATGATGAAAGCGGCAAGATCCTCGGCGGAGCGATCATGGGCACCGCCCAAACCAATGCGCAAATGATGGGCGACCTCGGCCAAAATATCGGCAACACGATCGCCAGCTTTGCCGGAGCCTTTGCCAACAACAAAGCCCTCGAGGCCAAAGGCACGGCCTATGGCGACTTCATGAAGCGGCACGGCGACCAGCTGGGATTTGATCCGGAATGGATCAAAGGCTTCCTCAGCGAATCCCCCCGCCAACAAGCCATGATCGGCGACAGCATCATCGGCATGCAAAACACCGGCCGCCAAATGATGAACATGAATTACCTCAACGCGCAGATGGGTCCGCGGACCGCAGGACCGGCGACGGTGACGGGGGCGAGCGGCATGAACCAGGCGCCGGTGCGCAGCAAGACGTTTTAAGGAGGCACCATGGCGGAAGCAGGCATCATGTCGGACATCGAGTTCGGCCGTCGGGTCATGGGCTATCAGCCTGGACAAACGATCGAGGGCGCAGAGCTGGATCGTTTCGAACGGGAATACGCTAAGTATCGGGAGAAGGCACTCACCGATTGGCGGGTGCGGGATGATCCGGCAACGGGTCGCCGCGTGCGGGAGAATCCCACCACGGGCCTGACGATGGACATGACCAATGCGACCGGGCAAGTCATGGGCATGGCGGGGACGGGGGGCGGTAGCCAGGACGTTTATGGTGATTACATGAACCCTGGGGTCGCCGGTGCCGATGTCGCAACCAATGGAATGACAAATTCCATGGCGTTCAATGGTGTGCAACCAGCGGCCGCTCCCGCGGGGAATCCGGTGGTGCCGGTGAATGTGAATCCGGCGATGCAGCGGACCGCTGGGCCAGCGGTCCCTACCGGGGTAACGGCGGCGGCGCCGGTGTTCCGGACGGAGGATGATGTGATCTCGGCGGCGCGGGCGGGGCAGCTGTCGAAGGAGCAGGCGCAGCAAATTTTGGTGAATCAATTCGGACTCGATCCGTGAGTAGCCGCTCCGCC